ATGATGATCAAGGAGAAATAGTTCGTATTGTTAGATCTGATCAAATAATGAGATCAAGTGGACCTGTTTTCCCAGAAAATATGGAAGAAAAAAATAATCCTTCAATGGGTATTGTTAGAAAAAAGTTAGGTAAAGCTCCAAAAGCTGAAAAAGTTGCTTCTAAAAAGAAAATGAAATTACCTACAGGTTTAATTAATTACATGAATTATACTATAGGTGAAGGTCATGGTTTAGATCAGGGTGATGTTGATAAGATAAAAACACTTGCTAAAGCACTTAGAGATGGTGGTGATCTTTCTCAAGATGTAGGTCTTAGAAAAGATGCTATAAGAATTCTTAACTTTTTAATTAAATCTAATATTGTACAAGATAAGACAAAAGATTTATCTAAAGGCAAAGTAGATGAAAAAAAGAAAAAAAAAGATGACCGTTGTACAAGAATAGCAAAACGCAAATACGACACTTGGCCATCTGCTTATGCTAGTGGAGCCGTAGTTCGCTGTAGAAAAGGTGAAATATGGAAAAACGAGAAATAACAAAAATATTAACTGAATCATTACGTGATTGGTTTAAAAAAGAAGATTGGGTAAGAATAGATTCTGCGGGCAATATAGCAGGTCCATGTGGTACTTCTAAAAATAAAAAAAATCCCGATAGATGTCTTCCTAGAAAAAAAGCTCAATCTTTAACTAAGGCACAAAGAAAAGCAACTGCTGCTAAAAAGAAAAAAGCAGGTGCTAAGGGTAAACAAGTTGTACCCAATACTAAAAAAGCCAAAGTTAAAAAATGAAACTTTTACGCAAATTACTTGGAAAACTGGAAGATTGGTTGTATAATTTATACGGTATGGATAATAAAAACCTAGGTAAAAAAAATAAATAATGAAAAAATTATTATTAACATTATCTTTTTTTATAGCATCTTGTGCTTCTCTTCAAATATCTACATTACATTATGATCCAATTTATGGACCTGATAATAATGAAATTAAAGTAGATGTATTAACTACTGATTGGGATGTATTTAGAAAATTTGAAATCGATTCTGATTTCAGATATGATTATGCTTGGTTTGCATCAAATCAATCTTATAGTTGGTATCTTTCTAATCGCTATTTTAATAGATGGTCATTATATAGTCCTTTTACTACATGGGATTTTTACATGAATAGACATTTATTTTGGAATGATTGGGCATTTAATTTTAATTATTCTTATAATTACCATTGGGGAAGAATATTTCCAAGATGGGGAAGTTGGAATAATTCATATTGGGGGAGATGGAATGGTATATACGCCTATAATTTTAATTATAGACCATATTATGATCAATTTAGAATTTATAACAATAATAGAAGAGCTAGAAATATTTCCTATAGTGCTACACCAAGAGGTTCTAATATTAGAGCTAATCAACCTCGTAGATTATTAACTACTACTAAAGAAAATAATAATAGTATTGATAATGTTGTTAGAACATTAAGAAGAAACGGATTTCAAGTTAGATACAATCAGGGTAGAAATAACTCTATACCTATTAATAATAATGTAAGAATTCATTCAAATACCGTAGGTAATACCCTAACAAGAGATTATGTTGCGCCACGCAATAATACACCTATTAGAAATTATTCAACAAGAAGTTCATCTCCTTCTAGAAATTCATCATCAATTAGAAGTTCATCTTCATCCTCATCAAGAGGATCATCAAACTCATCAGGTGGAAGCCGAGGTTGTGCAAAATGTTAAGGTAAATAAAATAATTAATATTTATATATATAAAAATCATAATTATGGACAAATTTAATTTAAAGGAATTCATCGTTGAAAATAGGTTAGGACCTATCTCTAAACTTAAAGAAGAGGATGTAGACGAAGGATTAGAAAAAGGGTACTTCAAAAAGAAATTTAATATTGGAGAACAAAAGCAAAGAGCAATGGAAGCTATTGGTAAAAGAATGGCCGAAGGTTCTTATCCTTTTGAAAAATGCCTTAGAGACCAAGAAGACAGATACGGTGACGAAGAAACTGCAAAAAGAGTTTGCGGTGCTATTAGAGCTGCTTATGGCGAGTAAAGGCGAAGTATTAGGTCTGTTAGAACAAGAAGTAGAGGATTTTATTCAAACACAAGCCGAAAAGATTGTCAGTTTTGAAGATGATCCTATGGCTTACATTCTCAATAAGTATCCTTCACTTAATGATACTTTAACAGATTTAATGACTAAACATTTTGGAGATTATGTTATGGGAATCTATGTTATGGCTCCCAAACCAACTACTTTTAAAATATTACTCCACAATGGCCAGTTTTATTATTTAACTTACGCAAAAGAATCTTACATAGCTAAGATCCAAGGTAAAAAATATTATTTATTAGATTTAGGAGCTGAAGAATATGCTATAAAAGCTATTGCAGATTTACTTACTATGGGTAAACCTCCTGGAGCTAAAGGTCCAGATGATCAAGAAGACAATGTTACAATAACAGATACTGAAACTGAAGTTGATATTAAAGATGAAGAAGGTGAAGAAGAATTATCTGAAGCAAAAGAAAAAGATCCAGAAACAGATGATTATGGTCGTCCTTTTGTAGACCCTAAAGGTTCAAGAACATATATGGATCCAGATGAAATGACACCATATGCTAGGTTTAAGAAAATGATGGGAGAAAAAAGAATTAAAATTATTAGAGAATCTCTAAAATCAAAAAAAACCTCACCCAAGCTTAGAATTTTAAAAGAAAGTGATGCTGAAAAAGGCATTGAAATTTTAAAAAAAGAATTAAATTTAACTGATGATGATTTTATTAAACAATCTTCATTAACTTATAAATTAATAGTCCCTAGAGCTGAAAGATTTGATTATGCTACTAAAATAGATAAAATCGAAGATTTTGAGTTTGATCCTAACCTAAAAGGATCTTCAATAGGAGGAGTTAAATACGGAAATTCTAAATTTTTACTAAAACCATCAGGAGTACAGGGAAGAGCATCAGCTGGTACAGAAAATGAAGATGTATTAGTAAATGAAGTTAGAAAATATTTAGATGAAGGTGCTAAGAATGTTATATTTAATGGGTCTAATAAAAATTATGTTACAAAAAATATAAAAGAAATAAAAGATGTTGGGTATGATACAGCTTCTGGAAAAAAAGCAGATGTAGTACTTATAGGTGATAAAGATTATCCAATTTCAATTAAAAAAGATAATGCTGGTTTTTGGGAAAGTTCAGATACTAGATATAAGACAGTTGTTAATAAATTATCTGAAAAAATTAAAAATGGAGATTATGCTCCTCAATTAGTATTTAGACCTTATGTAGATAAAATGGGTAATACTAAAGAAGGAATTAATCTTATGTATAATGATGAAACAAATCAACCAGTTAGTGGTGTTATAGTAACAGATTTACCATCTAAAGAAGAGGATTCTATTATATTTGGTTCTGATGATGCTGTAGTTGTTTATAAAACGTTCTTACCAAGTGATTTTGAATTAAAAGGTGATAATTTAAATGTTAAAGTAACTAAAATTATTACGGATATGAAAGATATTGAAGAATTTAATTTAGAACCCGTTGTAAATATTAGAAGAGATGTTACTAGAACAGCTACCGGTGGATTAAGAGCTACTGTTCAACCTGAAAATTTATTATATAGAGATGGTAAATTAACAGGTAATAAAATTGAACTAACATATAATGAAATAATGAATTAATATTTATAACATATAGACAGATTCATAGCCTGTCGCTTAAAAAATTAATGAGGAGCTGTGGCCCAATCAATTGGAGCCGCAACTTTTTTTTCGTATATTAACATATAAAACTGTAGTAAATGAATATAGTATTAATTGGAGCAGGAGTAGCAAATGTAAATGCTGCAACTAAATTAATTGATAACAACTTTAAAGGTAAAATTACCATAATGGATATGGGTAAAAATCCATATGAAAGAAAATATTCCGAAGTAATGGAAGGTTTTTTAGGAGCAGGTGGTTGGTCCGATGGTAAATTAACATACCACACTTCTATTGGTGGTCAATTATCAAAATACACTGGTGATGATAAAGCAATGGAATTAATGGATCAAGTAATAGAAAACTTTAAACGTTTCCACCCCAAACCAGAAGCAGTACAATGTTCTAACCCAATAGAAGAACCAGATTTTATTAAACCATATTTTGGTTTACGTTTATTTCCAGTATGGCACGTAGGTACAGATTATTTACATGAAATAGGTAAAAATTGGTATGATTTCTTAGTTGATAATGGTGTAGTATTTAGATGGGAAACTAAAGTATCTGATATAGATTTTGATAAACAAGAACTTACGTTTACTTGTCCTAGATACACTAATAGAATTAAAAAATATGATAAACTTATATTTGGTGTAGGTAAATCAGGTATTGATTTTGGTAAACAATTAGCAGAAAAATATGAATTACCTACAGAACCTAAATCTGTTCAAATAGGTGTTAGATTTGAAGCACCACAAAAACATTTTCAAAAATTAATTGATGTATCTTATGACTTTAAATTATACAGAAAATTTGAAGATAAAGGAGTATCTCTACGTTCATTCTGTACTAATAATAATGCTGCATATGTTGCCGTAGAAGAAACTTATGGTGATCACAGTTACAATGGCCATGCCAAAAAAGATGAATCATTTAGAAATGATATGACTAATTTTGGTATTTTAATGGAAATAAAAGGAATTGAAAAACCATTTAATTGGTCAAGAAATGTAGTACAATCTATAAATAGAGATGGTACTGGATTATATTATAGTCCTTCTCGTAAACCATCAACTACATCCGAAGGTATAGAAGTATCTGCTACTACTATTAATAGTGAAGAATTATTTATAGTAAGAAAACAATTTGGAGGATACTTTAAATACATTGATGATTTTATTAATGATATGAAAAAAGTATTTCCTACCCTAAATAACGATTGGGGCATCTATATACCAGAGGTTAAATATTTATCACCGGAACCATTAGTCAATTATAATAATTTAAGTTTAACTAAATATGAAAACGTCCATTTTGTCGGAGATGCCCTCAGTGCTAGAGGAATTACAGTCAGTGGAGCACAAGGGATCTACGTTGCCGAAAACATTATCGTCTAATGAACTAGATGAAATGGTAATTGCTATTGATGGTTACTTTTTCTTTAATTATGACGATATGTCGTTTTTCGACAAACAAAAACAACCCGAAATAAAATTACTATTAGATTTAAGGAGTGAGGTTTTATCAAAATATAATGATATAACTAAACTTGATTAAATGAATGAGAATATTATTCATGTATTAATAGCTCTAATCTCAGCTCTTGGTAGTGTTGGGGCATGGAGATTTTATGAATTAAGATTAAAATATAAATCTGATAAAGAATTAAGCCCTCAACAAGCTAATGAAAATTTTATAAAAGATTTACAAGCTAGAGTTGCTAAATTAGAAGCTTTATTAATTGAATCTTCTGAAGAAAAAGATAGATTAAGAGAAGATATTATTGAATTAACTTCCGAAGTTGCTACATTAAAGCAAAAAAGTAAGTATTTAGATAAAGAAAACACTTATTTAAAAGGTCAAAGAAAAGCGCGAAAAAAGTAGGATATTGCAAAGAAAGTTCGTATATTTACGCCTAATTTTAAACGTTATATTATATGAAGAAGCCTAAAGAAGACTATTCAACAAGAACTATTAAAACTCCCGATGGTCTTAAAATTACATTTTTTGATAATAAATTCCATAATTGGGATGGACCTGCTATAAGATACCCCTCTTATATGAAACAAAAACCTGAATACTATCTATATGGTTTTAGAAAAACCAGAGACGAGTGGATGGAACTTAGAAAAGATAGAAATGGTGTCCCACCAGATAAAAATCCACAAGTACAATCTAGATTTTAATGAAAAAAGCAATTATAGTGAGTGGGTATTTTAACCCACTCCATAAAGGTCATTTAGAATTATTCCAAGAAGCAAAAGAAAGAAGTGATATGCTTATGGTAATTGTAAATTCTGATTTACAAAGAGAACTAAAAGGTTCTAAAGAATTTATGCTTGAAGATGAAAGATTTCAAATTATTTCTTCAATTAAATATGTTGATTTTGCTATGATTTCTATAGATAAAGATCAAACCCAAATTGAATCTATAAAGGATATATATAGAATATATAATAAAACACACCATCTAGCATTTGCTAATGGAGGTGATCAAAATAATAATACTATACCAGAAGCTGGGATATGTAAAAAATTAGGTGTATATTTAATAGATGGGTTAGGTGACAAAATTCAATCAAGTAGTTGGTTATTAAATAAATAAAATATGAAAATAGGTTTATGTGGTACAATGAGTGTAGGTAAAACTACATTAGTAAATGAATTACAAAAATTAAAACAATTTAGAGGTTATAAATTTGCTACTGAACGTAGTGGATATTTAAGTAATTTAGGTATTCCTTTAAATACAGATTCTACTTTAAAAGGACAAACTATATTTTTAGCTGAAAGAGTTTCTGAATTATTAGAAGAAAAAATTATAACTGATAGAACCGTATTAGATGTTATGGCATTTACAGCATGTTCAGATACAATGGATTTTAAAGATAAAGAATATTTTGAAGATTTTGCTAGGGTATTTGTAGGTGATTATGATTATATTTTTTATATTTCACCCGAAGGTACTGTAATGGAGGATAATGGGGTTAGAGAAACTAATTTAGAATACAGAGATATAATTGATAAATCTGTTAGAAAAATGTTAAACACGTATGGTCATAGATGCAAAAACATAGATATTTTAAAAGGAAGTACTTCAGAACGAATAGAACAGATATTAGATGCTATAAAATTTTAAATATTTATAGCAAATAATAATCATGGAAGATACATTTAATTTAAAACAGTGGAAATCTGATATTACTCTTAATGAAGATTTAGGTGATCAATTAAAACAATCATCTATGAATGATATATTCCAAGGAGTTAGAAATTTAGCTCACGTAACTGAAACAGATGCTGTTGAAGCTGCTATAACAGCTATAACAGCAATTGGTGTTGAATTTGGAGTTGATGCTAGATTAAGTGAAGATATTGATGATGACACTGCAGAAAAAGCTCCTGTTGGGGATAAAGCACTAAATAAAAAGTTAAGTAAAGCTGATAGAATAATTAAAGATTATCAAAGAATTCAAAAACAAATGCAAACACATCTTGCAATGTATAAAGATTCTGAATCGGAAGAAAATAAACAGTTAGCATTAAATATGCTTAAAAAACAAACCCCTGAATTTAGGGCAGCTAAAAAAGCATACGAAAAAATAAAAGGTGTTAAACTCTAAGGAAAGAATATTATATATATTAAGTCTTGTTTTTCTTGCTTCAATATTAGGATATGTTTTATTTGCAGGAGATGAAGATTATGTTCAGGACTATAATTCTCAAATTAATAATTTAGAAAACAAAATAGATTCTTTACATGGAATAAATTCAACATTAAATACAAAAATTAAAGGGTTGAATGATCAAATTTCTAGTCTTGATAATGAATTAATTTTACAAGATAATAAGATTTTTAAATTAAAAAAAGAAGTAAATGAAAAAATTAATGACGTTGATTTTCTTAATGATGATGAGCTGGAGCAGTTTTTCACAAATCGCTACAGACAGTACCTCGATTCAATTAGAAAAGCAGATAGCGAAACTCATTATTAAAGATCTTCTTTTAGGGGATAGTTATAAAGAAGAATTAATATTAACTGATACCAAAATTGGTATTTTAGAACAAAAATTAGTTTTAAAAGATAGTATTATTTTTAATTTAGAATCAAAATCAAATAATTTTGAATCTATTTTACTTACCAAACAAAATCAATTAAATTTATCTCAAGAACTTTCCAAAAAACTTCAAACTGATTTAAAAAAGCAAAAAGCTAAAACTAAATTATTTGGGGGCGCAGGAATTATACTAGCTGCCGGTGCCGTAATTATATTAAAATAATATGGCTGAGAATTTAAAAGCAATAATAAAAGACGAATTTATAAAATGTGCTAAAGACCCAGTATATTTTATGAAAAAATATTATATGATTCAAAATCCTAAAAAGGGTAGAATCAAATTTAATTTATATCCATTCCAAGAAAAAGTATTAAAACATTTTACTGATGAAGAATATCTTATTATTAATAAGTCTCGACAATTAGGTATATCTACTTTATGTTCTGCTTTTTCTTTATGGACGATGTTATTCCAAAAAGATAAAAATATACTTTGTATAGCTACAAAACAAGAAACAGCTAAAAATATGGTAACTAAAGTAAGGTTTGCTTATGACCAGTTACCAAAATGGTTACGAATCAGAACAGTTGAACATAATAAATTATCATTACGATTAGCAAATGGATCCCAGATTAAAGCAACTTCAGCAAGTTCAGATGCTGGTAGATCAGAAGCAGTATCTTTACTATTAATAGATGAGGCTGCATTTATAGATGGAATTGATGAGATATTTGCTTCCTCACAACAAACACTAGCTACTGGAGGTAGATGTATAGCTTTATCTACACCTTATGGTACAGGTAATTGGTTTCATTCTACTTGGTCCAAAGCAGAAGCAAGAGAAAATACATTTTTACCCATTAGATTACCTTGGACAGTACATCCAGAACGTAATCAGGATTGGAGAGATGAACAAGATGTTATATTAGGTAATAGAATGGCAGCCCAAGAATGTGACTGTGATTTTAGTACCTCAGGTGATACTGTTGTAGAACCAGATGTATTAAATTTTTATGAAAGCACTTTTCTTCAAGAACCAGTTGAACGTAGGGGAGCAGATGGAAGTTTATGGGTTTGGGAAATACCTGATTATTCAAAATCATATGTAGTAGTAGCTGATGTTGCACGTGGAGATGGAAATGATTATTCTGCTTTTCATGTATTAGATATAGAATCAGCAACACAAGTAGCTGAGTTTAAAGCCCAAATTGGTACCAAAGATTATGGAAATGTATTATTTTCTATAGCTACTGAATACAATGATGCATTGCTAGTAGTTGAAAATGCTAATATTGGATGGGCAGTAATACAACAATTAATAGATAGAGGATATCGTAATTTATATTATTCTCCAAAAATGGATGTAGCAATGTCTAATGCTGATCAATATTTACACAAATATGAAAATGGGCAAGGTATGGTTCCTGGCTTTACTACATCAATGAGGACAAGACCACTTGTCATCTCCAAAATGGTTTCGTACCTTCACGAAAAATCAGTGACAGTTCGTTCAAAACGACTGTTAGAAGAATTAAGAACATTTGTTTGGAAACATGGAAAAGCACAAGCATTACCTGGTTATAACGATGATTTAACTATGGCATTTGGTATAGGAGTATTTTTAAGAGACACAGCTTTACATTTCCAACAACAAGGTATAGATATGGCACGAGCAGCATTAGGAGGAATACATTCAACAAATCATCTCGCACCAAATATCTATTCAGGAAATAACCAGTTAAAAAACCCTTATGAAATGGAAAATCCACATGGTAACAAAGAGGATATTTCTTGGTTATTGGGGTAATTAATATTTATCATATATACACAAAATGGCAGATACATCATTATTTAGTAGATTAAGAAGATTATTCTCTACCGACGTAGTAATTAGAAACGTAGGAGGAAACCAATTAAAAGTAATAGATTCTGAACAAATACAATCATTAGGACAATTACAAACAAATTCATTATACGACAGATTTAATAAGTTATATAGTACTACAGGTGGCTTGAATTACAATATGATGATGCAAGTCAATTACCCATCTACTAGAATTCAACTATATACTGATTATGAAGCTATGGATACTGATTCTATTGTTGCTTCAACTTTAGATATTGTGTCTGATGAATCTACTTTAAGAAATGATATGAACGAAGTATTACAAATTCGTTCTGCTGATGAAACAATACAAAAAATATTATATAATTTATTTTATGATGTATTAAATATTGAATTTAATTTATGGTCATGGACTAGAAATATGTTAAAGTATGGAGATTTTTATTTAAAATTAGAAATTTCTGAAAAATTTGGTGTATATAATGTTGTTCCATTTTCTTCATATACAATAATAAGAGTAGAAGGATCAGACCCAGCTAATCCAGCTGATGTTAAATTTAAATATGACCCAAGTTATTCAGTTTCTGAAAATCCATTAGGTTTCCAAGTTTTATCTCCTGGTATGGGTGTTAATACTGGTGATGAAGTAATATTTGATAATTATGAAATGGCTCATTTTAGATTATTATCAGATTTTAACTATTTACCTTATGGTAGATCATATCTAGAACCAGCTCGTAAAATATGGAAACAAATGACATTAATGGAAGACGCAATGTTAATCCATAGAATAGTTAGAGCCCCAGAAAAAAGAACATTCTTTGTAAATGTTGGTAATATACCACCTGCTGAAGTAGAAGGATATATGCAAAGAATGATTAATAAAATGAAAAAAACACCTTATGTTGATCCACAAACAGGTGAATACAATTTAAAATTCAATATGCAGAACATCTTAGAAGACTTCTATATTCCAGTTAGAGGTGGAGATGCAACAACAAGAATAGAAACAACAAAAGGTTTAGATTATGCTGCAATTGAAGATGTAACATATTTAAGAGATAAATTATTTGCTGCTTTAAAAGTTCCAAAAGCTTATTTAGGATACGAAGGTGATGTAGAAGGTAAAGCAACGTTAGCTGCTGAAGATATTAGATTTGCTCGTACAGTAGAACGTATACAGAAAATAATGTTATCTGAATTAACAAAAATAGCATTAGTACACCTATATGCACAAGGGTACGATGGTGGTTCATTAACTAATTTTGAACTTTCATTAACTACCCCATCTATCATATATGATCAAGAGAGAATAGCATTGATGAAAGAAAAAGTAGAATTAGCTGGAAATATGATAGAACAAAAATTAATGCCTACTGATTGGATTTACGATAATATTTTCCACTTTAGTGAAGATCAATATCAAGAATATAGAGATTTAATTATTGAAGATCAAAAACGAAGATTTAGAGAAAATCAAATTGAAACAGAAGGAAATGATCCTGCTGAATCTGGTGAAGCTTATGGTACACCACATTCATTAGCTTCATTATATGGCGCAGGAAGATACCCAGGAAGTAAAGGTGTTCCATCAGGTTATGCTGTTACTGATAAAAATTATCCTGAAACTGTATTAGATCAAGGAAGACCTGTTGAAGGTCCATCAGATTATGGATCACAAGATAGTAATTTTGGTAAAGATCCAACAGGTGCACGTAGAATGACATCATCCGATCAAGCAGAAGATAGACCTGGACTAAATGAATCAAATAAAAAACCAGATAATCTTTCTACACGAGCTATATATGCTCAAAATGAGAATACTTTAAAGAAAATGTTCCCCAAATCAAAAGTATCTTTATTTGAAAAAGAGAATCTATTAGATGAAGATCAAATACGTGAAGAAATAGAATAATTACAATATTTATAGCCAGTAGCGCACTACTTATGAAGATAAAACATAACAAGTATAAAAATACCGGCGTTCTTTTTGAACTATTAGTTAGAAAGATTACATCGGATACTATGTCTAATAGTAATTCAAAGGCAGCAAGTTTAGTGAAAAAATATTTTACTAAAAGTGAACTAGCTAACGAAAATAAATTATACCAAACACTTAACAGATCAATTTCTCTATCAGAAGGTAAAGCCGAATCGGTATTATCTACTATACTTGATTTGTCTAGAAAATTAGATAGAGATAAACTTTCAAAGGAAAAATACAATCTAATTAAAGAAATTAAAAATAATTTTGATATTAGTGATTTTTTCGGGGCTAAAATTAAAAATTATAAACTTTTAGCTTCAACTTATATATTGTTTGAATCTGTTAACAATACAAAATTTGGGAATCCAGAATCTATTATAACATCTAAAATCACAATTTTAGAACATATTACTTCAAACCCAGATTCTAAATTATCTTTATCTCCTTTAGTTGAAGAATTAACTCAAATGGATAAAGGTACACGTTCTTTAGCATATAAAATAATGTTAGAAAAATATAATACAAAATTTGATAAATTAACTAAAGATCAAAAAGAAGTATTAAAAGAATACATTAATAGTGCTACGGATGCTCCCAAATTAAAAAAATTTTTAAATAATAAATTTACTATTATTTCTAAAGTTTTAAATGAAAACATTGATAAAATAAAGAATCCTGCTCTCAAAATAAAAATCCAAGAAGTTATAAACTTAATTAATCCTATATTAAAAACTAGGAAATTAAAAGATGACCATTTAGTTGCTTTATTGCAATATCTTGAACTTTCTAAGGAAATAGAGACGGCATGAAAAAACTAAAAGTTAAAGGATTAAAAAAAGAAATGAGCACTACTGGTACTGGTGCTTCCTTTGCACCGGGTATAGGTGGACAATATGCCACTTCAAAAGCATTTAAAAAGAAAAGAAATGAAGATTGGTCTAAATTAAGACAAGGCCAACTTGGTTTAGCTAAAACACCTGATGTTAAAAAACAAATAAAAGTTTCTGAACCTTTTCTTACACCAAGTCCATCAATTCCAAATCGTAAATCTAAAGCAATCGATTATGTTCAACTATGGGGTGAAGCAAAAGAACATTATCAAAAATATTTAAAATATAATCCTATAAAAGATATGACTGATAGCCAAGCATGGGCAGGTGATAATACTGGGATTGATATGGATTCATTAGATGCGGCTAATGTTTTAGAATTAGCTAAATTTGCTGATAAAAAAAATAAACTTAAAATAGGAGATGTTGATGTTAAAGATGGAGTAAAATATACTGTTTCTGATATAGATAAAACTACAGGAGCAATTCAATGGAAAGTTGATTATCTTCCTAATTTTGAAAAAGTATTTAATGAATTTAAAGAATTAAGATCTTTTTTAAATACTTTAGCTAAAAAAACAGACGACGAAAAAATTGATAATATTAATGATGATGTAAGAACTCTATTTAATAGATATAGAACCCATGTTAGAAACGAATACCCAGATGCTTATAAAAGAGCATTTAATGAAAATATAACTGAAGAATTAGGAGTAGCAAAAAGAAAACTACAATATATGCTTTCAGAACTGGGTAATGATTTTATAATAGATGCAATTATGAGAATTGAAGATGAAAACGTATTAGATATTTTAGTTGATGCTATAGAAAATCCTAGAACTTATAGATTAGAAGGAATAATTAATGAAGTAAGATATTCTAGATTTAAAAAAGAAGCTAAACTTCGTACCCCTACTGAACAAATACATAGGGCAGTTAAAGAAATTAGACAAAGAATGAATGAAATGTTAAAAATCGTTGGTCATACTGAAAGAATGAAAAGCGAATTAAAACAAAGTAATGAAGGTATGTCATATTTAAAACGTACTAGAAATGCACTTAGCAACATCTCAGAAAAATTAACTGAATTAAATAACCGAATAAAAGGATTAACTGAGTAGTGGCGCGAGGATTTATAGGTAGTTCTGCATATAATAAAAAACCAAAAGTAAAAAGACCAGGTGTTCATGCTAAAACTAAAACATCGAAATCAAAAAATAGTAGAAATTATACCAAAGCTTACAGAGGCCAAGGGAGATAAATATTTATATACATGGAATTAAAAGACTTACATAAGAAAATACAAGAAACATCGAATTATAATCCTATAGATCGAGAATCCATACAAGAATCTTATAAAGATGGCGTTGAAATTATCGCTAAACCTATTGATATGGTTAATCCATATGAATATCAAAGAGGAATGGAGGTTGAACTAAACATGGCTAATAATGCTGTAGGAGATTGGATGGAAGAAGAACTGAATACAGGTAATGTTAAAAAAGCTTCTAAAAAAGTATTAAAAAATCTTACAAAAGACCCACAATATTATCAAAAAATGGTAGGTTACCAAATGGAAGGTGACAGTATGTATGATATTGAAGTTAATAAAAAGTCAATTGAAGATTTAAAAAAAACAACAGGAAAAATTATAAAAGAAAATAAGTCTCCAAATTTCCTAAATGAAGACACATATACAATGTATGCTGACAAGTATGATGTAGATGGTAGTGGAGATGTAACTGAAGATAGTACTAATAAAATTGCTGAATTAGGGCAAACTCATGATTCTATTTATGAAAGATATGCTAAAAAATATGGCGTAGATGTAAATGAATTAAAAGATAGAGTAGAAGCTCGTAAATTAGAATTAGAAACTATTGAAGCTCCTGATGAAGAAGCAGCTCTTCGCCTCCAGAAAAAAGATCCAAAAGCTTATATTACAATAGCAGATAAAAATTGATCAATTAGGTAATGGCTAAATCATTATTAATAGAATATTCGGTATTCACTCCAAATAAATCTCAAATAACCGAAGGAGTTACAGGGAGTAAAAATATGGTCGTTGAAGGAGTTGTTCAACGTGCTGAAGAATTTAACCATAATGGGAGAACTTACCCATATGAAGTTTTAAAAAAAGAAGTTGATAAATATATTGAAGGTCCTATTGCTGAAAACAGAGCATTAGGAGAATTAGACCACCCAGAATCAGCAGTAATTAACTTAAAAAATGCATCTCATAATATTAAACAATTATGGTGGGATGGAAATGATTTAATGGGTAAAATTGAAGTATTACCTACTCCTTCAGGAAATATATTAAGAGAGTTATTTAATAATGCTATTACAGTTGGTATATCTTCAAGAGGTATGGGTTCAGTTGAACCATTAGGTGAAGGTAGAGTAGAGGTACAAGATGATTTCGAACTTTTATGTTGGGATTTTGTATCAACTCCATCAACCCATGGTGCATTTGTTAAACCTATTGGCTTAAATGAAGGCTATACTCCAAAATCAAAATCAAAATACGATAGATTAAACGAAATTGTATCTGACATAATTTGCACTCAGTCAGGAATTTGTTGTCTCCGTTAAATCCTCCTCATTTTTCTTAATTTTTTATATATTTATCTACAGATAAGATAGATATTTCTAATAATATCTCCCTCAAGATATAAAACCCTATATTACTTCCCTAATAAGTAATCCAATCAAAAATTTTTTTTACAATGTCAAACACTAAGTTTTTCAACGATGCTGTTGCTGAAGCTAAGGAGATCCGTGAAACGGCTCTTGCAAACGCTAAGCTAGCATTGGAAGAAGCTTTCACTCCACAAATTCAATCAATGCTTGAGAAAAAACTTCAAGAAGAGAGCGAAGACCTGGATGAAGCTAAAGACAAAGACGAGAAAATGGACGAAGCAAAACACGATGCAGATGAAAAATCTGTAAAGGAAGATGCTCGTACTGACGCTGAGGAAGAAGGATACGAAGATGGTATCAAAGACGCCAAAGCGGACATCGAAAAGTCTCTGAAAAAAATCGACAAAAACCTTGATGAAGACGCTAGAACAGATGCGGAAGAAGAAGGCTATGAAGATGGAATTGAAGATGCTGAAAAAGATGTTAAAAAAGCACTGAAAGGTATTGACAAACATATGGACGAAGAGAAATCTAAGGACGATATGGATGAAGATGCTAGAACAGATGCGGAAGAGGAAGGTTATCTAGACGGTAAAAGAGATTCTTCCATCGGAAGTGTTACTCGAAAAATAGAAAAAGAGAAATACGAAGAAGGATCAATCGAAGAAATCGACCTAGATGAACTGCTTGCAGAACTAGAAGCTGCTGATCAAAAAGTAGCTGAAGCTCAAGTTCAAGAAGATACAGTAACAAACGAAGAATCTGAAGCTGAAAGAGCCGACGTAGACAAATATGAATACGAAAAAGGCAAAGAAGCTGGTAAAGCTGATGACGAAGATGAAGTCGGTGAAATTACTGTTGATGAACTAAGAGACATTATCCGTGACGTTATTACTGACGTAATGGGTGGTGATATGGAAGATGAAGGCGAAGAAGAAATTGAAATGACTTCTGATACAGAAGAAATCGAAATTTCCGAAAAGAAAAAAGATGAAATGGACGAAGCAAAAGATGATAAAGATGATATGAAAGAAGATAACTCTCAAGCTGAATTAAATGAAGCTATTGATGTTATCAAAACTTTAAAATCAGAGCTTAACGAAGTTAATCTTTTAAACGCTAAACTTCTATATGTAAACAAACTATTCCGCAATAAAACTCTAACTGAAGCACAAAAAGTCAAAGTAATAAATGCATTCGACCGTGCAGAATCAGTTAAAGAAGTAAAAAATATCTTCGAAACAATAAAAGATGCAATTACACCAGTAGCTAAAAAGCCAATCCAAGAAAACAGAGGATTTGCTTCTAAAGCAGCAGGAGTAGCACCTAAAGCTAAACAGCCTATTGTTGAAGGAGACAATTTTGTTGCTAGAATGCAAAAATTAGCTGGTATAATCAACTAATTTAATTATTAACATTATTAAAAAATTAAAAAATGTCAAACGTAGTAAATCAACTATTAGAAACCGCTAATCCATACAAGTCAGTACAAAAAGATGCTGCTAAACTTGCTGGAAAGTGGAATAAGTCAGGATTGCTTGAAGGGATCAGTAACGATACTGATAAGTCTAACATGGCGATCATGCTTGAAAACCAAGCTAAACAACTTGTTGTTGAAGCTTCAACTACTGGTACTGGTGGATCTTGGACTGACGGAACAGGTGGACAATATGCTGCTGTAGCATTACCACTTGTACGTAAGGTATTTGGACAAATCGCTGCTAAAGAATTCGTTTCTGTACAGCCAATGTCTCTACCTGCAGGTCTAGTATTCTATCTAGATTTCCAGTATGGTGATACTAAAAAACCATTTACAAATGGACAATCACTTTATGGTGATATAACTGAAAACTTCGGTAACGCAGCTTCAGGTGGTCTATATGGTGCTGGAAGATATGGTTACTCAATGAACCAATTCTCAGCTTCAAATGGATTTGTAGTAAAATCAGGATCTTGGAAAGATGTAAATTTTGATTCAACATATTCAGCTTCGGCTGCTGCTGTTGTAGGTAATACTATTGCCGCAATTAAAACTATTACAGTTCAAACAGGATCTTTATTCTTAAATGATTCATTAACTGATATGGACGCAGTACAAGCATTTGTATTTGCTTCAGCTTCTGTTGATGGTGAAAAAGCAACAATTGCTGCTCAATTACCAGCATTTACAGTTGCTACTGAATCAGGTGGAGCTATTAAATTTGTATTTAGTGCATCTGCTGCTCACTTAGCTAATGGTACAGGTAGTGTATTCTACAGCCACAAAACATCTTTCAATTCAAGAGGTGACTTTGAGGCAGGTAGTGATAACGCTGTTCCTAACTCATTATCAAGTGAAAGTTGTGATTCTTGTGATAACCCTAATATCGTTATCCCAGATATCAATGTTCAGTTAAGATCAGAAACTATTTCTGCGAAAACTAGAAAACTAAAAGCTCAATGGACGCCAGAATTTTCTCAAGATTTAAATGCATTCCATAGTCTAGATGCTGAAGCTGAATTGACTTCAATTCTTTCAGAATACATCTCATTGGAAATTGATCTTGAAATTCTTTCAATGTTAATTGAAAACGCTCCTATACAAGAAGTATGGTCAGCTAAAGTTGGAGAACAAATTAATGCTGCTGGTACAGCATTCGACTCTAACACATCTGGTGTATACTATACTCAAATGAGCTGGTTCCAAACACTTGGAATTAAATTACAAAAAGTAAGTAATGAAATTCACGCTAGAACATTAAGAGGTGGAGCAAACTTTATGGTTGTTTCTCCAACTGTTGCTACAGTATTAGAATCTATTCCAGGATTCGCTGCTGATAGTGATGGAGATGTTGCAAAAGCTACTTACGCCTTTGGTGTACAGAAAGTTGGTGCATTAAATAGCAGATACAAAGTGTACAAAAATCCTTATATGACTGAAAATACAATCTTATTAGGATTTAGAGGAAACCAATTCCTAGAAAGTGGTGCAGTTTATGCTCCATATATTCCATTAATCATGACACCTCTAGTGTACGATCCTAATACCTTCACTCCAAGAAAAGGTATTATGACTAGATACGCTAAGAAAATGGTGAGACCTGAATTCTATGGAAAAGTACTTTGTGCTGACTTAAACGTAATATAATAACGTTTTAGTTAACACTAATACTTTTAATTAAGAAAACCCGTCTATTAAGGCGGGTTTTTTGTTTTCTATATATATTTATCGATGTAGAATTAAGCAATAAAAAATATGGCACACTTCACAACAGACTTACCAGATTGGAAAACCTGGAGAAATCTAAATGAAAATAAAGAATTAGCTGAAGACAAAGCTATTGAGCTTTATAAAAAACTTTTACTAGCTCAAACTGTAATGATTGAAGAAAGTCTTCGTCAAATAAACACCCATAACGAAGCATTAATAAATGCTCAAGGAGGATCAGCTGGTGCAGGTGCAGGAGCTGGTGGTGGTGGTACTAACGCTAAAATATTAAATGTTACTAACTTTATAGGAACAGCTGGTGCTGGTTCAACTCAATATTATAGATACATGACTGGATTTACAGGTTTAGTTGATCAAGCTGAAGTAGTAATATTATTTGATAGAGAGGTTGAAGTAGATCCAGATGCTATAGGAGTTCCAGCTTATATTGCAAATAATGATGGAAATGGTGGTGGTGTAAATTCAGAAGTAATATTTGGTTATACTGATGAATCCGTTGCAGATGATGCCCTAATTTTTGCTTATTCTCAATCTAATATAGATTCTATGTCAATAGTAGTTCCAACTAGTGGTATTGATACAGAAACAAATGCAATTGAATATACTGGTGGTACTAATTTATTTAAAAGAGGTAATTTAGTTCAATACTCAGCAGAAGGTGGAACAGTAGCTACAGGGCTTACAGATGGAGGAGTTTATTATGTACTAGAAAATACAGATTCAACAGCAGATTCTTTTAAATTAGCTGCTGATCAAACTATAGATGGTAATGGTAATCCATTTAGTAATCCAATTGATACAATAGACGTATTAAATATTACAGGTCAAGGAAATAATAGCCAAACATTTAAAATTACATCTACATTTATCGCTTGTTCAACAACTGGAGATAATGATACTGATGATGGTTTTGATGCTTTAACTATGGCTAGTCAAATTACTGCCTCTGGTAAAGATGGGGGATCTACATTTACAAACTTAAACTCAGGTTCTTATAGTGGAAGTTTCTCAGCATCCGCTTTCTTCTCATCTTCAAATAGATTATATCCTTCATCATCCGCTGTATGGATAGTTTCAGGTACAGTTAATCCATCACTTGCTTTAACTGCATTAAGAGCTTTACCAGGTGGAAATGGATTTGCAGGTATTTACGTTACAGAAGGTGATACTTTAGATTTACCAGATGGTTTCTTTGGTAGCAAAAATTCAGGTTCAAGAATTACTATAAATTCAGCTGCATTTATTACAGGTTCGAATGATACTTTAACATTCCCTCCAAATGCACTTTGGACACAAGAAAAAGCTGGATATACTACATATCCTGGAGTTGGTGGTCATATTATAGATGCTGATGATAAAGAAGGAGTAGATTTGACTTATGGTGCTGCACAAAATTCAGAACCAACAACAAGAACTACTATTTTAAGATAATAGATAGTTGAAATAATTTTAAATAAAAACTCACCTATATGGTGGGTTTTTTTATTTTATCATTAAATTTTGAATATTTATAGTAAATACTACTTATGGCCGATTTTATCATAAAAATACAAGAACAAATATCATTAAATGGTGTTCAAAGAGGATCTGAAGTCTCAAAAACAATATCAGGAATTAATTATACCGATAATAGAATTTTAAATACATCTTCTGGATCAGAAACTACTATATTTTCATTATCAGATACTGTAGGTGCGGGACAATTTTTAACAAGTAGCTTAAAATATGCTAGAGTAAGTAATAATTCTACAACAGTTCCAGTAAATTTAAAGGTTTCTTCTTCAACTGAACAACTAAACTTTAAAATTGATGCCGGTGGATCTTTTATGTTATCTACCTCTAATATTACAGGAAGTATTTT